TTATCGCGACAAAACTCAGCCGAATGGTGGAAAGTCCAGAGCGCGAGGATTCGTATCTCGATCTCATTGGATACGCCGCTATCTTGGGTCGATGCCGATTTTCTACACCGGAAGATTGGGATGACATTGAGTCTGACTCGCAACTATAACCAGCATCAGTGGTGCGATATTTGTAAAAGCCGTTATGGGCAAATGAAAGATGGCACTTGGCACTTAAAAGCCCAGACGCCAGCTGTATGGAAGGTGCAAAGTGAAACACCAATCCGAAAGGCTCAAGTGCGGTTTTATTGCCAACCTTGCGCCGATGAGGTGCAGAACTGGCCGGACGGAACGTTTTGGTCATTAAAAGAGCAACTAGAGATGGCGATTGATGAGTTCGCCGGACGGGAGAAATTAAATGTCGAATTACCTTGATGATTATGTAAGTGTGCAAGACAGACTAAAGGAGTTTATAAATGCGTTTCCAGATTATCGGATTAAGACTCACGTACTTGAGGAATCGCTTACGCCTAATTGTGATGTATATATTGTTAAGTGCGAGCTTTATCGGACTGAAGCGGATGCTGCGGCTTGGACAACCGGACTTAGTTCGGAATCAAAGTCAAAACAATATGCTTTGGAACTTGCGGAAACTGGCTCTCTTGGACGAGCTCTTAATCTCGCTGGATATTTTGCAAAGCCAAGCTCTAGCCCAAAGAAACCAATTCAGACGACCAAGCCTGAACTCGCCGAATTTATTAAAGAGACAAGACCTAACGACCCTGAACCGATTGTCTGGGATGTTACGGCTATCGCAGAACAATTCGGAGCAGAAGTGGTAGATGAAGTGCCGTTATGTGCTGAAGGTTGTGGCCCGATGATTCTTAAACAAGGCACAAAAGAAGGCAAAGAGTATCGCGGCTGGGTATGCCCAAGACCGAAATCCGGCCATCCAGCTAAATGGATGAGAATTGGATCAGATGGCAAATGGGTATTTCAGAAGTGAAAGACGCACACCCTTTCAAGTGTGGGCCTTGTAAAAAGGTGACAGTCCACAGCTTCGTAACTAAATACGACAGCGAGATAACCGAAGGTGATGAAGTCTGGTTAATGGAATGCCAGAATTGCTTTGAGCAGCGCCTATTTGATCCAGTAGATCGAGTGATTAATCGAGAGGATGAGATAGGCCGCTGCGACCAATGTGGCAATTACAAGATGAAGAACGCTAAATGCCGAATCTGCCGAATAGTTGATGGGCAAGAGCGCATTAAAGAACGCTATTGGAATGGCAACGCCACACTTGAAAGGTTTATAGATGCCGATATATGAGTTTAAGTGCGATAAATGTGAAGCCATTACGGATGTCGCACTCGGCTTTGACGCCCCAAAAGAAGTAATCTGTCAGAATTGTGGAGTAAGGATGTGGCGAGTATGGACGCCAACACCAACCCATTTCAAAGGAGACGGATGGGCGAACAAGGAGAAGTAAAGCGAAGAATCCACTCAATCAGATATATCCGGCAGATGCTCGAGTGGGGCTTCGATAAGGAGTTTATAGCCCGAGATATGGGCATATCCTTAAGTTCATTAGAAACCAGATTAAGACGAGCGAAAGTAAGGGAGCAGAATGACAATCAAAGACCTAAGCCTGAAGTTAGCGGCAATAAGCCTACTAGCAGACCAAGCAAAGCGCCTCAAAGACGAGCTAAGAGCCGAACTCAAGACCGAGATGGACAATCTAGGAGCTGATCGAGTAAAAGCTGAATTAGGCGATGAGGTAATCGCATACATAACAACCACTAAGCCAAAGTTCAAGTGGGTTATCAAATCGGATAGGAAGTTCGTTGAATGGGTGAAAGCCAATGTGCCAAGTGAAATAGTTGAACAGGTAAGAGAATCGTCGGTTGATGCAATCCTCGATAAATTTAATTACGTTGATGAGTTAGTTATTGATCCCAATGGTGAACCGGTTGATTGGTTAGAGGGTAGCGAATCAGAGCCTTATCTAACTACTAAGTTTCACGGAGACGGCAGAGAGAAGCTTAGAGAAGCCATAATTGGGCTTAATGGAGCTAATCAGATAGATGTGAGGAAAGTATTGGAGTTAGAGTGAAGATAGGTTCGCTTTGCTCTGGCTATGGTGGCCTAGATATGGCCGTAGAAGCCTATTACAACGCTGAAACTGTATGGATGTGCGATATTGACAAATACTCGTCCATAGTAATCAAAGAGCGCTGGGGATTGCCTAATTTAGGAGATCTTAAATCAGTTGATTGGGCGGCAGTTGAGCCAATAGACATACTTACAGCTGGTTATCCCTGCCAGCCTTTTAGCACCGCTGGACAAAGAAAAGGATTAGAAGATGAGCGACATATTTGGCCTTATATCAAAGAAATTATTGGCACATTACAACCCAAGCGAGTCGTCTTGGAAAACGTCAGAGGACATCTCACTCTCGGATTCAAAGAGGTTCTCAAAGACCTTACCGAAATTGGGTATGATGCAAGATGGGCAATTGTTCGAGCTAGTGATGTCGGAGCACCCCATCAAAGAGCCAGGTTGTTCGTTGTTGCTTACCCCAACAGCAGTAATGGGGGAATTTCACCATCGAACGAAGAACAATCTATTGCCTACCCCAACAGCGAGGGATTTCAAGGGTCCTGGAACGCGTTCAATGACTTTACCGATGGCCCTGTTACCGACCCCGACAGTCAGACAAGTGAGCAATTACGACGAACCAATAGATCAGTTTCTCAATCGGGAAATAAGATCATCAACGGGTCAAATAGGCAAAAGCGTTGGGATCGCTTTGAGATTACAGAAAGAGAAATACCGAATCCATTGGTTGAAGGTAAATTAAACGCTAAGTTTGTTGAATATATGATGGGATTGCCGGTTGGTTGGGTGACTGATTTGGATATATCTCGATCACAACAACTTAAACTTTTAGGTAATGGGGTAGTTCCTCAACAAGCATATTACGCAATTGACAAGTTAGAAAGGCTCTGACCTGCGGTTATGTTACCCTACTTGACAACTATGTTACCATCTCGCCATAGCGCGGGCGCAGAGCTGGCCCTAAAGCGGAGGTTGAGGGAGGGCCTTTGTCTTCGCCTGATGGCTACGACGCTAATCGCAGCTCTGATTACAATAATAAATCCAACGCCATCAAAAGCAGATATGAATCTAAAACTATATGCTTACAACCTTCTTACTTGGCGAGAATTTCAATGTTTTAATTGGCTTATCCATTACGAGTCTAGGTGGAATCCAAAGGCTAGGAATGGCTCTCACTATGGGCTGGGCCAAATGCGATCTACTTGGTATCGAGACCTTAGCCCTCAAGGTCAAATAAAAGCTTCTATTAAATACATTCGTCACAGATACGATGACAGTTGTAAAGCGTTGCATCACTTTGAAACTAAGGGCTGGCATTGAGTCACAAGAGATATAACTCAGCCTATTACCAAAGAGTTCGCAAGCTGGTATTAGAACGCGATTACTTCACCTGCCATTACTGCGGACAAGAAGCCAACACAGTCGACCACTTGATACCCATTAGCAAAGGTGGAACTGATGAAGCTACCAATATGGTCGCTGCTTGTATCAAATGCAACAGCGGCAAGCGCGATCGTATGACCCCTACCTTTTTTGAACGCACACCGAAACCCACGACCCCCATTGGGAAGATTTTCCCTGAAAATGGCTCGGCCAAACATTATTTGGACTAAAATGGAATTTAATGACTGAATCGACTGAGATCGCCCGAGTTAGGGATGAATCGGCTTACCGAGGTGTGCCAAACCCTCGAATTCACACAAAACTGAGCGATTTACCCTCTCACGGCGAGCAAATGATTAAATTCTGCGAAGAAATTGGCTTTGAGTTGCTTCCTTGGCAACAATGGCTTGCTCATCACTCCCTAAAATACAAGCCGGACGGCCGATGGGCACACCCAGTCGTAACCCTTTTGTGCGCACGTCAACAAGGAAAATCGACCTTTATGGCGCTTCAGATTCTATTTAGGATTTACGTTCTAAAAGAAAAGTTACAAGTCCACACGGCCCATAAGCTAACAACCTCGGCTGAACTTTTTTATAAGATTTACGGAATTATCGAATCAACTCCTCGACTAGCTGCCGAGTTCACTAAAAAGCTGGAAAGCAAAGGATTTCAAGAATTACAGTTTACAGAAGGCCGTCGATACATAGTTCGAGCTAATAACTCAGCTGGTCGAGGTATTGCCGCACCTGAAACCATTCACTTAGACGAAGCTCGCGAATATAAAGACGAAGATGTCTGGTCTGCCCTGCGTTATACCCAGATGGCTAGCCCTAATCCTCAAATATGGGTTTATTCCAATGCTGGAGATCAGCATTCAATAGTTCTAAACAAATTACGCGAGAGAGCATACGCAGCAATTCACGGCGGCTCTGACGATATCGGCTGGTTCGAATGGTCTGCACCTAACGGACTTAAATTTGATAACTCACCGGACTTTTGGCTCGGTGTCTGCCAAGCCAACCCGTCTCTCGGTTACACAGTCCACCCAGACAATATCCGCGCCGTATTGTCAGACCCCGAAGATATTGTGCGCACAGAAGTTCTTTGTCAATGGGTCGACACAATCAACCCTGTTATCAGTCCGTCACAATGGGAGAGCTGCAAAGTTGAGGGGCTTCGGCTCAACCCTGAATCTGATACTTGGTTGGCTATCGACCTCAGTCCTGATAGAAAACAAGCGGCATTAGTAGCAAGCCAAAAGCTCGAAGGCGATAAATTCCAAGTCATCCTCTTGCAGACTTGGCATAACCCGTCTAATCTCGATGATAAAGCTTTGGCTAATGACCTAGCGGAATGGGTGCGAAAGTATCCTGTCCAACTAGTCGCCTACTCAGCCCGAACCGCTTCGGCCGTTGCTGCGCGATTAGCACCGGCAGGAATCAGAACTGAGCCAATAGACGGCCTTGACTATGCGCAAAGCTGCGATGAGTTACTGGGAGCAATCTCATCTCAGCGGTTAGCTCACTCGGGACAAGATGAGCTGACTAAACAATGCCTATCCGCCGTCAAATTGCCTTTCGGTGACGGCGGTTGGGTAATGGGTCGCAAAGTCAGTAACGCGGTTATTTGTGGCGCTGTCGCGGTTTCAATGGCCACTCATTACGCCACAAAAGCCAATGATGGTGTTGATATTGTAATTGTGTAGCACACACCCCTTACAATTCTGAGGTAATGGGTGCTATTAGAGATTTCTTCTTTCCACAAGTAACCGCTGTTCGGGTTGACAAGCCTTTAGACGTTCAAGCTGCGTTAACACCGGTTCAAATCACCGACTCTGTTTATAACATTCTTGGCGGCGCAACTAATTCAACTCGCCAACTTGCGATGAGTGTGCCGTCAGTAGCCCGCGCTAGAAATATCATCTGCGGAACTATCGGCTCATTACCTTTAACAACATTCAATCGCATTACTGGCGAATATGTCGATCCGCACAGAGTCATTAACCAACCAGATCCTCGAGTTGCTGGCTTTGTAATTTATAATTGGCTCGCTGAAGATATTTGGTTATATGGTGTTGGTTATGGACAAGTTCTTGAAATGTATGCCGCTACTGATGGCGGACGCGTTCGCGCTTGGACTCGCGTTAGTCCAGATCGCGTAACAGTTGATACAAATTTTAAGAATACAGAAATTACCGGATACAAAGTTGATGGAATGGCAGTTCCGCTAACTGGTGTCGGTTCTATCATTCGTTTCGATGGCCCTGATGAAGGATTACTTCACAGAGCTGGCAAAACAATTGCGGCGGCTGTCTATTTAGAAAACGCAGCTGTTAATTACGCAAAAGAACCAGCGCCGTCAATGGTTCTTAAATCTAATGGCACAAATTTAACCGCTGAAAGAATTTCATCACTTCTTAGCGCTTGGCGGACTGCTCGTCAATCTCGATCAACTGCTTTCCTTAATGCTGACGTTGATCTTAAAGAATTTGGTTTTGATCCTAAGTCATTACAGCTTGCAGAAGCTCGCCAATATGTAGCGCTTGAATTAGCTCGCGCCTGTGGAATCCCTGCTTACTTTTTGAGCGCCGAAACTACTTCAATGACTTATTCCAACGCGGTATCAGAGCGGCGCTCACTAGTCGATTTCTCACTTCGCCCAATACTTAAGGCAATTGAGGAAAGGCTCTCATTACCGGATTTTGTGCCTAACCCAGTAATGACGCGCTTTGCGTTAGACGATTTCCTTCGCGGTAACGCTTTGGAACGCGCTCAAGTTTATGAAATCCTAAATCGTATCGGCGCGATGAGCGTTGAGCAGATTCAACGAGAGGAAG